CTCAATGCGGTCGATCAGGATGGTGCGCGATGCCAGGTAAAGCTCGATATCATTCAGGGACAGAGGGAGTGGCACGCCGGCCATGCCTGCATACTTCCTGCCGCGCGATATCATGGCGTAAGCGTTGAGGATCTCCCCAGTGACTGCATCGATTTCAGGCTCTGGAATGGGCGGGAGATTGAGTTTCTCCCTGCGCCACTTTGCTTTCTCACCCTGCTCTCCCCCGAACTCCTTAAGCCACTTCTGCGCCTCTATGGCTTTTTTACGGTTTCCTGAGTCTGCTGCTCTTTACCCTGAGCAATGCTTGCGGCCTCGGCCAGTATCAGCCAGTACAGATCCGGATATTGTTTCAGCATGGCGACACCGAGTTCTGGGGTATAGTCGAGAGCAACCTCTGAGCCATCCACCAACTGGCCCACCCCCTCCCAGCCTTTCAACAGGAACCGGGCGACGTTATCGATCAGCAGGTCATCAACGGAGTCGATATCGCCCACGCTGGCGAGATTGAATTCTTTGGTACCTACCTTATATCCTGCGTCCATCTTATCGATGTGGCGGCGCACCAGCGCGTTACGGGAGCGATATTGCGGATTCTCGCTGCTGGCCACCAGCAGGCGAAGTTTAAACAGCGATTCTTCTTCCGCCGAGAATTGCCTTTCGCTGTCTTCTGGCTTTTTGTAGGGGAAAAACCAGCGTTCACCATTTAAATCAATTTTGGGGGTAACAATCAGCATAATAACTCCATAATGAAGCCCGATCCGCGATGACTGCAGAACGGGCCAGGTAAATTAAGGCGCGGTAACGATGATTTCAGACGTTGCCGTAAAGGTGCGGGCCTTACCGGTGATGGTTGCACTGCCAGCTGCGTTACGCGTGACCTTCGCTGTTTTCTGCCCGGTAGAAACCACGCTGGCGATAGTCGGATCCGATGACGTCCACTGGACGGTATCAGTAGCGTCAGCTGGTGTAAGCGTGGCGGCCAGGTTGACAGTAGAGCCGATTGCACCGGATGACGTTGCAGGAGCAACGCTGATCGCCGTTGCCGGGACTTTAGGCACGCGCGTGATCGTCGGCGGCGTATTGGCTGCTGTGATATCCAGCTGAACCTGAACAATGTCAGTACTGCCAGCATCAGGCCAGTCACCGGAAATCTGCACTTCCGGGAAATAGAAGGTATATGCGCCTTCAGCATTCTCCAGCGTAAAGCTAAACGGTACCGTTTCGCCGGTGAACGTTTTTTTGTAAACCTCCCAGGCAGCCTTTGACCATGACAGCGTGATTTGACCTGAAGGGGTAAAGGTTGTCGGAATGTTTGCGCCGGCGAATGCCGAACCGGTACCGATGCAGCGCTGGGTCTGCATATTGTTGTCGAACTGGATGTTGAAGGTATCGACACAGAAACCATTACCCCCAGCTACACCATTCAGGCTGAGGGCTGTTACCTCTTTGAACGAATAGCGCAACGCTCCGGCATTATCGACCGGCGCGCTAAAGAAGCTGGTATCGTCACCTTTCGTCTCCCAGTCTAGACCAGCAAACGTGACCGTAGCAGTGATGTCACCATCATTCGGGATTTCGATCTGCAGGGTTGCCACCTGACAGCCGCGGGCGATTTGGGCGATACCCACATCCTCGGCATAGGAAGCCACTGAGAACGTGATGCGGCCATTGCCCATGGTCAGAACGTTATCCACCCATTCCGCACCAAAGCAGCTCGCCAGAAAATCATCATGCTGATTCCAGCGAAACCGCGTGCCGACATCTCCGCCGACATCCACTGTGCCGCGTGAAACGCCCTGCGCCATGCGGTCACCAGCGATTTCGTCATTATCATTGGTGTTCTGCGTTGGTTTCAGACCAAATGAAGAACGACGCAGCAGGTTCCACGCCCCTGCCGTCGGCGTGATTCCTGGCGTTGTCTCGCGAATAAACGCGGCTACTACTTTTGCACCTGAGCTCACAGGAGCCTCCTGTTTTTTGTGCGCTACAGAGCGCGATAAGGAATTTGAAGATTGAGCTGTAACCAGCCATCGGTCTCGCCTGCCGGCACAGCAGAAACTGCGAAATAACTCAGCTTTCCGTCGTCCTTGAACTCAAATAGCTCCGTTAGCTGATCGGCGGTCCGGGAGATAAGCAACGTCCCGGAACCGACCGGAACAAACAGCTGAATGATGAGTAAACCTGCCCTGTGCACGACCGGCCCATTCCCGATCTCGGTTGCGCCTGCCTGCCCTGCAATGTTGGTGAGGCGGGCCCAGATATCGCGGTTGCTGGGGTCAAATACCGGACCATTGGGATAATCCACCGCATCAGAGGCAATAGCGGTCTGTGCCGCCATTCGGGAAATGACAGCATTTCTGATTTCTGTAAGGGTCATTTGTAGGCCTGAATCACACCATTAAACGAGACGGCATAGACGCCTGTCGGCGCCTGCGTTGAGTGGCCATTCTCCAGGGGCACGGAGTAAGGCAGGTTCGACTGGATGTAAATCACCGAGTAGGCTGGCGCCTGGTCAATGATATTTTTGCCATTATGAAACGTCATTGTCCCGCGCGGATCCGGCTCAGTTGGAACCGAGTAATCCGGTGAGCCGATACTGACAAAATGCGATGCTCTGAAGGTGCCTGCGCGATACTCAGCCGGCCGCTTGATATCCATGCTGTCATTAACACGGACTTTCTTCCTGAGCCTTCCGGTTTTGGTCAGGTTAGCAGGATCGGCATAAAGAGATTCGTTCCATTCCCCAACAGCTTTGTTGTATTGAACCGCGGTCGCGTTGATGGCCCACAGCTCCGGGTTTCCTACCGGCGACCGCTGAACGATTTCATTCAGCAGCTGAATGGCGATTGTCCGCTGGCGTAGTTTGACATCTTCTGCCACCAGCCCGGCGAATGCCGCCGGGTCAATGTTCCAGCCCTTAGCCATATCACGCCCTCCGCAACTGAATGGAATAAGTGGCCTGCGCCGGATCCGTTCCCGCCGTAATGACTTTGTAGCGCTGCTGCTCGCCGGTAACCAGGTCAGGCGCGGTGATGATATGCCCGACCGCCGGCTTATCGGTAACTTCATTCGTCAGCGCGGTTAGTTTCAGGTCGCCATGCAGGATATTGACACCATCGATGCGGTTGAGGCTGTATTTCGACAGAACGCCGCGCCCGGTGTAGGTGACAGTCGTTTCACCGCCAGTCTCCGTGACCGGATCCCAGCCCGTTTGAATGACGTAAGAGCCGGTGAAGTCGTTAACGGCATCGGCCAGTTTTGAATCAAAGGCTTTTGCAACCTTAGTCTGGATCTTGTCACGAATCCCCATATCACCCCCTGACAAGGCGAATCTGAGAGGTATTAACGCCATACGGCTTGAGCATCGCCAGCGCCAGTTGCAGATCGGAATCCAGCAGTGATGTGCTATTTGTTGCCAGTTCCGCATAGCTTTCTGACACGCTCACGCCGTCGGCATCAACCGATTCACTGGTGAGCACACCGGAACTGGTTTTCTGCTGGTACAACCCGCCATTCGCTGCCGCCTGCGCCGCATAGGCGCCAGCCTGTTTCACATCGTCAGGAATGATGGTTTCGTGAGTTGCCTTATCGCACGGCAGTTTCAGGTTAAGTCCATTCATCCAGGTATTAGCCATCAGCACAGATTTGGCTTTTTTGCTTTCATCTGTCCAGGTGGCACCGAGAATCGAATTGACGTCTTCAACGGTGATGTAAGTGATCATGCATCACTCCATTTCTTTCCAGCCGTGTGCCTTCCAGTTCTCCACTTCATCAGGGTGAACGTTGGCTGTATTGGGGGCGCCGGGGAATGCCGGGAAATCGGTAATCATCGCCACCAGCTGCTGTTCCTGCTGTTCCTGCTGTTCCTGCTGTTCCTGCTGTTCAGGAGCATTGGCATCAACCTGCGTGGCCGCAAGTTTTGCTGCAGCACGTTCAGCACGCTGCTCTTTGGTCAATCCGGCCATAAGCCCTCCACTAAAAAAAGGGGCCGAAGCCCCTCATGGTTGATGGTTTTCAGCCAGCAATAATGACGCTGTGACGCGGAACTGGCGCAGCGACACCCCACGCCAGACCAACTTCATAACGGATTTGGCGATACTGGCGGTACAGTGCCACCTGGAAGGTAATGCCTGATACCGGGTCGGTAACGTTCATCACATCATCCGCAGTATCCCCACCTTGCGGCATTGCCGGGGTGCGAGATGCCAACAGCAGCGCATTACGGTCAAACGCCATATTCGCCACATAACCTGCACCACGGGTAATAGCGGTGTTATCTGCCAAATCCTGACGCAGACCAGGCTGAGCAAGGGTGATAGTACTTGCGGTCGCAGCTGCAACTACATACTTGTTGTCGTCGCCATCAAAACTCACCACATCGCCAGCGGTGAAAGACCCTGTGCCAGTATCAATGGCAATGATACGATCGCCTTCAACCTTATCTCCATTAACCAGGTAGCCCGCGGCAGCCGAGGCTGTGTGAGTTTTAACGCCGGCGGAGTTGTGGATATTAAAGCCCTCCAGGCGGCCCAACGTACCTTCACGCAGCAGTTGTTCCGTCCCGGCTTCGTTCACCTTAAACAACACTGACTGTTTGCCGCGCAGGTTTGCGATGGCAGCTGAACCGAGAACCATCTGGAGATCGGTAGTCGGTGAGCCGTTGTCCTCCAGTACCTTACGGGCCAGCGCGGCATCACTGAGGTCTTCCTTGATACCGAACGGCGTAGTTCCCGGCGTGCCAACCTGACGCGATGCGTTGAAGTACAGCGCCCCCAGATCTGCGTCAACTTCGTTCGCCAGTGCGCGGAATGCCTGCTTGAATTGGTCAGCAAGGATGGTGTTGTAAGTACCAGCCGGACCGAGGGCCAGTTGCTCTTCACCATTCCATTTGACCGGAGCCATTTTGGATTTAGTGATTTTGACATCGACGGTACCGATGTTCTGATCACCCGTGTTAGGAGCCGAAGGGCCCGGCACGATGTCTTCAGTTACCGCTACCGGGGCAACTGGTGCGGTAACCGTCTGGTCTTTTGCTGCAGCATCTGCTTTGGTGTTACGGGCGACGGCAGGAATAAAACCTACCTGCTCGCGGGAAACAACATCCAGAGCGGTATAGATAGTCGGGATCAACCCGGTCAAAGTGTTCGACATAATTCATTTTTCCTTAGAGATGGGTTTGGGTTGGTTGAGCTATCCAGCTCCGGCGCCCGCCACCATCCGGCGGCAGGCAAAAGAGGACTAATCAACGATGGTGACACCGTCTTTGAGGACATTTTGTTTGCCTGCAATATCCAGCGAATCGAATGCATCACGCTTCATGGTTTTCTGCCCTGCCTGATGCTGAGACTGTCGAGAGCCGCCCCCCTGGTTTCCGCTGGCCTTCAGAATGTGGTCTTTCTGTGGGTACTGCTCCACCAGGAACTCCAGCGCTTCATCAAACGAGGCCAGCTCGCCCGGCTTCGAGCGGGAGTAAATTTTGTTGCCGGTGCCGTCATAGGCGACAACTTTACCCTCTTCGACCTTAAACGACTGACCGAAGCGGGCCTGAAGCAGATCGGCAGGGATGGCGATTTTATCGGCGATAAATTTGGAACCTGTGAAGCTACCGCCGATCATCGAATCGTACAGTTGACTTTCCAGCGTTTTATTTTTGTTGTGGGCCTCATCCAGTTGTGCCTGGAATGATTTGGTGATATCCGCTTTCACCTGGTCAACAGCACCCGCGTCGATCAGTTTTTTCTGGTCGATTTTGGTCATCATGTCCAGCGCTTCAAGAGCCTTCGCCGGGTCACCGATTTTGGCGAATTTCGCCAGGCTGGCTTCAGCTGCTTCTTTGGCTTCACGATGAGATTTCGCCTCACCGTTCAGAGAAGAGATTTTTCCAACGGCCTGCACAGCATCGAAGCCGATCTCTTTGCCGTCGTCATGTACATAAACGGGAAGACCGTTCGCATCAACTTCTGCATAGCTCTTGCCGTTTACTTCAACTGTTTTCAGTTTCATGTGGTTACCTTTTTGTGGGTCATCCGACCGTTGCGCCGCTCACCATCCGGATCACGGCAATAAAAAAGGCCGCCCGGAGGCAGCCTGTTGTGAAATTTAGATAATAAAAAAGGCCGCCTTAGCGACCTTGATAGTGGTATTCGTAGTGATGCAGTTTCCCGTCTATTACTATCCTTTCTAGCGTATATATCAGAATATCCTGTTCGAGATCACAGGCATCAAATCCGTTATTAAACAATGGGGATGCATCAGAAACAGGCTGCGGAAATTGCACTCGTTCTAATGGCACTCCGTAGTCATCCGTGTGAAGGGATACGGACTCACCATCTCGAGGCCCACCTTTTAAGAAAATCTTCATGCTAAAGGTCTCCTGAGCGATCATAAGCAAGTGTGGTGGCCGGTGCTGCCACGGCATTCTGATTCTTCAGAACGGCGGGGACTCACCGAGGTGAGTCTGGTTTCCGGCTTGCCCGTTTCTCACGGGACGCTTTGGCGCGCAGGTCAGCATCCTGCATTCACCACGAATTTACTCTATCACACTCTGGCGTCCTTAAACGCCTGCGCGTCACGGTTGCGCAATTGGTCAAGCGTCAGCCACTCGCCCCTGTCGTTGTAGAACTCATCGGGAGACATGCCGCCATCACGAATCAGCCTGGCGCGCGTTTCTCCTACAATCTCAGCTTGTCGCGTGAACGACTGCCGGGAGAACCAGTCCTGGTAATTCGTGTCAGCCGGAACCTGTCCATCCATGCTGGCACGCGAGCTGTCCTTGATTTCGCCGACTTTGATACCCAATTCCTCGGACGATTTCAGGATGTAAGTTTCGGTGCTCCGACAGCAAAAGTGGATTTTCCCGGGTCCCTGCAGATACGGCACCTTATGGCCGACAGGCTTGTTATCCAGGGTGTACTTGAGACGATCGCGAATACGACAGTCTTTTGACGTTTTATTGTCGAGTGTGGACAGCCACTGTTTCCCCTTCAGGATGTCGTCGTTAGCATCCGCAAAGCTCTTTCGCGCCGTTGCCGCAAGATGCCCTACAGCTGTTTTGGCAATGCTGCCGGCGTTGGCCCTGCTAATCTGCAACGCGCCATCCTGATAACCACGGTTAGCGTGTCCGCGTACCTTGCGGGCTATCTGCTCATGCGTATCACCCAGCAGAAATCCCTGCCGCACCGTATTGCTGATACGCGCCATGCGATCGGCTTCAAGGTTATCAGCCCACTCACTGAGCAGGCGCCCCTGAAATGGCTGTGCCATCGCCGCGGCATACACTGCATCCGGTGAAATACCCACCAGCGGGTGAAGCGATAACACATCATCGGGTATCGCAAACTGGAACAGGCTCAGCTGAAACCCTGCTTCGTGCTGAGCGAGTTGCTGCAGTTCATCAGATAGTCCGGCGTACATTGACTGCACAGCCTCGCGATTGAGAGCCCTGACACTACTGATCAGCGCTTCCAGTCGCGAGACGGTAAAGCTGTCCGCATCCAGGCTATCCATCGCCACCAGCAATCTGGCCGTCAGTTCCGCATCGCTGTCATTCAGGATTTTTATCATCCTGTTTGCAACGCTGGTGCTGTACCGCGCAATCCATATCGCATGCGCTATCGATTCATCCTGAAGCTTGTCATTCGCCGTTGCCATTTGCACCACCCGGGTTACTCAGTCCGTCGGCCAGCGTGACCTGCTGATTCCGCAACTCGTCGATTACCTCTTCGGGCTTCGCATCCGGATCAATAAATTTGAGGGCCTGCAACACGCGAACAGCATCGACCTGACGTATATCACCACCCTGGCGGAGCGCCTGCACAGCTGTTGCAGCTGCGGAATCAAACGTCTGGGCTGAAACATCCAGCTCGGTGCGTACGTCGACATTGCCGCCTTCTTTCTCACCCAGCCATTCCGCCATGATCTGCAGAATGTTATCGAGGGCGTCCTCAAGAGAGCTCGCCATCGTATACAGAGGGGAGTTTTCCTGCATGCGCTCTTCATTGGTCTGATCAACGGATTTGGTAGAGGTATTCTCGGCACGTAAGAGTTTTGCCCCGGCCTGCCGCATCTGATCTTCCAGTTTTTCCAACGACGTTTCACCAGCTTCAATAGATGAACCGGTATGCTCTACATATTCAAGCCCCTGCCTTTCTCGGTTGTCGAAACGAGTAGCTGTTGATGAGCCTATCGTCAACGTTTCGCCATCAGCCAGACCGTAAGCCACCAGCAACGGCACGCGAGCGACATGCAGGATGTTGTCCTGTTCACTCTGACTCTGCCAGTGCTTGATATTCAGTAAGGCGAGATTAAGCAGTGGCGGTGAACCGCGCATAAAGCCAGTGCGTTTCGTGTAAAGCGTCACCAGGGGAATGTCATCGCGACTGGTTTCCCACTCGTCGTGAATCTGCCACTGGCTTTCGCCGTTATCACCTTTATTTCGGCGATAAATTTCAACCTTGCCCGGCATGATATGGCGTATTTGCTCAACTTTCGTTTGCCCGTAATCGTCGCCATCAACAATGATGACCTCTCTGATACGCAGATCGGTCAGCACCACTTTCCCTTTAACCACTTTCGATTTCCAGCCGATGACCTGGCGAGGATTAAGCATCGTGGCATACGGGCGGGATCCCGCGGCTTTTTCGTCGGCTTTAGTTTTTACTGCCTCCCGGTCAATTTTCGGGAAATCCACCAGCGCATGTACCAGACCATACTGAAATCCGATGCTAAAGAATTGCTGCGCCCACACATCAAGGCGATTGCCCTCCATATCGATGTCAGTAGATAGCTCTCTGATGCTTTCGGGCGCGCTTTCGCTCAATACCGTAGGTTCAGCAAATACGCGCCCTATGTTTTGTTTGATCGCTTCCTCATAGGCAGGGAGCAGGGTTGCAACCGCTAATCGTTCTTTGTAGCTTTCAGGGTCTTCATTGGGCCATTTCGGAAGATACAACTTCCCCTGCCGGCGCATTTCCAGCGTGCCGCCCATCAGCGCATCATTGATATCCCAGGCCTCAACCATATCGTTGTAGTCGAGGTTGGGTGTTGAAATATCAGGCATGGTTTTACATCCGCAGTTTGGTGACTTTTCCGGTCGGTTTGATGATTGGGAACTGTTTCACAATGAAGTAGCCGCCAGCATCGTTAGGGTGGTCGTTATCAGCTTTTTTGTCAGGTTCTCCGTTGTCACCCCACACCTGCTGTTCAAGTGATTCCGTGTAGACCGGACATCGCTTTACATTCACTTTGTAGCGACGTTCACCGTTGCCATTGCAGAACATGGCGTTCATGGAGTTGATGCGATCTTTTACTGGCGGGTTTGAATCATTCACGATCACATTAAATCCAGCCTGTTTAAGCTGTGCGATATCCGTAGTACTGGCATGAGCTGACTTCCGAGAGTCGCCCGAGGCGTCCGGGTAGATATAGATTTCACGCACCTTTCGGTAGTCATGGCCGTCATATAGCCAGAACCGCTCTTTGATGATGCGAATAATGTCCGGGGTGTCGTAAGCCTTGATGATTTCAGTAACTGCACAGGGAAGCCCAAAACGCAGCACATGAACAATTCCGGCCATCTTACCGACGTTGAAATCCATACCGATATACAGTGGCTCACCGGGTTGTTCTTCCTCACTGCAGTTATTCAGCTTACGGTCAAACTGATGGTAAATCGTCCCGCTGGTAAGGTTGGTGAACTGGCCACGGAGATAAGCCTTGATCAGCTCCGGCGGGTATGACTCCATTAGCGACGGAATATAGTCCGGCGGCAGATTCTTTTCGTTGTCGAACGTCGAGGCCTGCACCAGGCCGTACAGCGTTGAGAGCGAAGGCTTATCGCGTACAGCCTTTGCGAACTGCTGATAAACGAATTTAAACCCTTCCGGCGTCGTGGTGACGTCGATCCCGTTACGAAGACCGGCCACGTTGTAACGCATACGGGCAATGATTTTTCGCCAGGCTAACTGCGCCTTTTTGGCGGGCATTACGTCCAGCTCATCAATCAGCGCATTACCGATTTTAAAACCAACGATGGTTTGCGGTTTCTCCATCGAGCGGCAAATCGTCGTTCCTCGGTACTGGCGCCCAGCGTAGAAGTGAACCTCTTTGTTTCCCTCATTGATTTTGACATTCAGCCCCCAGTCGTGGGCCACCTCCTCAACAGTGGGATAAAAGATGTCACGGATCTGCGGATACGTTGGCGCAAAGTAACCCTGGTTGATTTTTGGGTGTTCCCACATCCCTTTGCAGATACCACCACAACCGACCCACGTCTTACCGGAACCGAAGCCGGCGACATAGGCCTTAAATTTGTACTGCATTGCAAGGAATTTGGCCTGAGGGATATTAAGCGTCGGTGCTATCGCCATCCTCTTCCCTCACTCGCGCATCGACTACGTTGATATTGATCGCAACTGGCGTTGGTTCGTCATCTTCCGGGTCAGCGGCCAGCTCTTTACGGAGCTTGTCGATCTCCAGCTGCCGGCGCTCGATTTCAATCTGCTGTAGACGCTGGGCGAATTCACTATCAGCCAGTCCGAGACGCTTCATCACCGCCTCGAACATTCGTTCGCGGCTGATAGCGGTTATCTCCACACCATTCTTCCCGAGCTTAACGCCGGAATAGGCAAGCGCAGCATCTGATGGCAACTTCGTGGTATCGGCAAAGAAGGGTTGTCCGATACCGTCACCATTACAACGGGGGCAATGAGGGTTGGGCTCGCGCTTGTGGTTGTAGCCGTAGCCGCCATCATCCAAAGGTTCCCGGCGTTTACGCTCAAGCGCTTCGAGTCGCTTCTCTTCGTACTCAACCGCATCGCGCCATTGATACTGGTGACCGAAGCCCCAGCAGTAACGACAGCTCCCGCGGCGATACTGTGATAGCTGGTTGGCATCGAAGGTGGCCAGGCGCCACATCTGCTCAAGCACTTCATCAGCGCTGCCAAGCGTGCGCACAATGGATGCTTTCTGATGCTGCGCAATGGCCTGCGCAACTGAAGTTTTCTGAAGCAGCTGATAGCCAATTTGTTCAGCAGTCTTCTTGCTGTACCCGGCACGGATAGCGGCCTGCGTGGCGTTGTTGTCCTTCAGGTATTCCGCGACAAATAAACGCTGTTGATCGGTGAGTCGATCATCTTCCACCAGCTCTTCTGCGCACTTTTCCTTTTGCGCAGTGCGCAATTTCTTCTGCGCAGGTTTTTGCGCAGTGGGTTTCTTGATGTATCGGCGGGCAGTAGCGTAATTCAGTCCCTGCGCTTCACACCAATCCTTCGGTGATACGCCGGTTGCGGCATGATCGGACAGGAACCGTTGCTGAAGCTCGCCCCAGTCCGGTTTTGCCATGGTCTTTTCCTGTGGTTGAAGCCATTAAAAAAGCCACCAGATAGCTGGCGGCCTTTGTGATGAGTTCATTAACTGGGCAGTTCAGTCGCGGTATCAAACAGCGTCAGCGCTTCAGTAGACTCCTGAATTGCTTTCATGGCCTTAGCCACGTAGGTGTTCTCACTCGTGACACGGTTGTATTGCTGGACGAACATTTGATACTTGAGATCGTCGTCCTGTACGAATTGAATGGCTTCTTTCGCTGCGGCTGTGTCATAGCCCAGCATTGCAAGCAAGTTCATTCGAATCTGTTGAGCTGAAGTGATCTCTGCCATGTGTTACCTCTGTGCGATGTGGGGAGCATTATCGAAGCCGCACGGTAGCGGCACTGATCGAATATCAGGATGTTACAAAAAGTTACGCTCGCTTATCTTTGAGTTTCCACACAGCAAAATAAGGAGCTTTTATGTCTGTTGATAATCAGAAACTTTTCCAGAAAATCGTCGAGGAGCTGGAATCACTCTAAGGTGAGACCGAGGTACTATCTATCGCTATATCTTGCCTCTTCAGCGAGATGCCATCAGATAGCGTCAGTAAAGTGAGGGTTAAATTCACAAAGGCCGTGAATGAACTAAACACCCTTAGCTCCTAGTCGAAGGAGGTCGCGTCAAGACGTGTATTCAAAAGCGCTATCAATGATGACCAAGCCTGAATAATTTCGGCATCAAGGTTGCTAAGGAATACGCTTCGGGCATCCTGCGTGTTCCTTTCCTCTTCTGGCTTTAATGCTGCCGGCACTGCGTCAGAGATGTTGATCGGCAGGCTGAGGCTTCTCAGTTCTTCTTTGAGCAGGCGAACCTTTTCGATTACTGAATCAATGGCGTTGTCATCAATTTCAATTACGAGTTTTCGTTCTTTCATAGATACTCCGTTCCGGGCATAAAAAGTCCCGCTATTGCCAGTCATCACGATTGAAAGTTGCCACAGAGTAGCGGGCAACATTTCTCCGCTATACTGTTAAATCGCCGAGTTCAACAGAACAGGAATGAAAATATGATCGATCATTACTATGTAACTCATGCTCAACTCCTGGCGCTGAGAAACGTTGTTGCTTTTATTGTGCAAACGATGCCTGAAGAACAAAAAGAGAGTGTCCTTCAGGTTTTGAAAAAATTTGCTGAAATAGAATTAATAGATGGTATCGACGCGCCGCCTATGAGTGATATCACCCCGAAAACAGTTGAGAAGTTAAATAAAGCCTACAAGGCAATCTTCAATGACATTATCGATCTTTCAACGCCTGGCAGGAAATCTGCTTCAGCAAGCTACCTGCAATAGCTCTCGACCTTATCTCCATGATGGCCAGAACCTTCTTGTCTGGCCCTTTCTCAAGTTTGCTCAGCCGAAATTCAATATTCTTTGTCTTGGTCATCGTGTAACCCTGTCTGTTGATTGCGGGCAGTTGGCCTGCACGGATTTGTTGTGCGCCAGAATGTCGCGCTTCGTCTGTTTATCCATCACGTCTATATCGTGGTCAGTCAGGTAGATGATCCGCACCCAGTTGCAGGCGGTATCAACCACCACCGGGGCGGGTAAAGTTTTCGCGCAGCTCGCGATCAACATCGTCATCAGGCATACGCTTAACGCTCTCTTCAACATCGCTGGCCCCTTTCGTTGCATCAGCCCGGCGTTCTGCCGCGGCGACTGTAGCAGCGGCGTTCTCTTCGCTGCGCTGCTGCTCGGCCTTTGATTCAGCTTTACAGGTCCCGCGAGCGTGGCCAATACCGAACGCGCCAGCGATAACCGCCAGCAAAGCAGTTGCCAAACCAATAATCATTTCAATGCCCATAGTGACCTCATACCAGTACAGATTTAGCCAGGTTAAACAGCGCTCGGCGTTTATCCAGACCGTTTCGACCACCGTTAATAAGCAGCGTTACACGCTCCACGTCGCCGGAATGAAGCAGGCAACCGTGGGAAACATAAAACCATGCGGCTGAACGCGCTGCGTAATCATCTCGCTCCAGCAGCTCAGGCTGGGTGACAAGTTCAAGCTTCAGCGCCAGTCCGCAGCTGCGATAGTTGCTCAGGCCCGTGACTTGTTTCAGACCGCGACCGCGATATTTCCAGCCATCACCGGCAACCTGATTACCGAGATTCTTTTTTCCCCACTCGCCCCCATACACCAGATTCGCGATTGCTCGCTGATTAGCTGGCTGCGTTGCCGTTCTGCCGAGTGCGGCGGCCTGCTGGGCGGTGATACGGTGTTTACCGAACGTAGGCACAAGGCTATCTGCTGCATAGTTCAGATTTTCCACCAGCCGGGTAAAGCCTCCGGACTCATGTCCCATCTGGGCAATGAACATTGCCTGATCGAGTGGAGCAGTGATGCCAAACTCTTTCATCGCGGCTGCAATATGCGGAAACCAGCGCACAGCTAACCCGGCGCTGATGCCAGCCGCCTTTTGAAATTGTGATTGATTCATTAGTGCCTCAGTGCATCAACCAGACGCGCTATATTCCCCCTGAACCAGAGAACTGCGCCGCAGATAAGAATGTTTGCCAGTACCACCAGCCAGTGGGATGACTCGTACAAGCCAAACAGGAAACGGAAAGGGATGCTGGCATAAACCAGCACAGTGAAGTAAGCCATCAGCGATATCATGGGGCGGTGTCTTGACCCGTCGCGCCGATAGAACATCAACGCCCCAACAATTACAGCGCATATCACCGCATTGACGATTGCGCTCGGATCACTTGTTACCATTGCTTGTCCCTCCTCCACGTAAGCGAGAGAGAATCCCAAACAGGCTACCCAGATCCTGACTGTTAACGAACGTCAGCAATTTAATGGCTATGGCTGCAACGATTACAGCACCGAGTGCATCAAGCGGCCTGTCACTGTACCCCGTCCACTTTGAGAAGTAAGACCCCAGCAGAGGAGCACCAATCACACCGAAGATGAATGAAGTTATGAAGTAGCCCACCAGCTTTAGGCGGCTGATATTTACTGCCGTAGCGACATAGAACACTGCCCCAGCGAACGCACCAAATACCACGCCATAATCAATGCCAGTTGCAAGGCCGAACATACTGGCCCCCATCAGCCCGCCAGCAGCTACCGTTGTGCCAGAAACAGGATCGGACATTTAGCCCCCTCTTATTGCTGTGAGTCCTCTCAGAATTGAGGGGAAAAAGAAAAGGCCGCGCATAAGCGCAGCCTCAAATGATTTGTTCCTCAGCTTGCCGAGGAGCCTTATTCATGGCGAAAAAAAGCCCGCTGAGAGAGGCGGGCTGAAGTTAGCAATTCAAGGAGCAACGGCAAGGGCGCACCTAATAGTCCGAGCTACCGATTTACCAGGAGAGCGCTCATTTTTCCGTTACTGCCTTTTAAACATAGCAGGGGAAGCCGAAACGGCAACCCCACTACCAAATAGCTTAGTAGCATTGCATGGTGCCGGGTGCCTCCCGGTGAGCATGCCCCAGTCGGCATGGCCCGCGCTGCATTTACAGATCACTGTAAGTGACTGGTCGCCCCACCGCACAGGGGGATTCACCACACGAATAGATTAACAAGATGTTAATTTTATGGTCAATAAGATGTAAGCAAATGATGACATGCAGTTTTCTTATTGCTGAGTAACTTCAATCTGGTTCAGGGCTCTCGCGCATGGGCGTTAATGTGTCGTGCAGCACATCTCAACCCAAGAGCCCTGACCGGATTGCAGATACGAAAAAGCCCCGGCATTTGCCGAGGCTTTAAATTTTTTTTCAACGGTGAACATACAATGCCCATCGTTAGAACAAATTAACACGAATTCGGGAAAAGTAAATATCTCACCGCGTTATTTGTTTGAGTTGCGCCTCTGCCCACGCCTCCTCTATATCGAATTTAGTGATCAATACATCGAAGAACGGTTTAACCGATTTCTTCCAAGTATCCAAAGTGATGGCGTCCGTTATCTGGCAAATGGCCCTATGCACAGCAGTGGAGAGGATTCGCTCATACCCGCGACCGCCACAGCGTTTACAGTTACCCATCACAGGCACTCCCTGCTTCTCCGTCTCATCCTGGTTCACTACCTTCCCCCGACCGTGGCAGTCGTTACAGGCGGCGCTAACAGTCCCTTTTCCCTTGCACTTTTGGCAAAGCACCCGGACCTGCTCCCGGACCGACTTCACCTCCTCCCAGTATGATGGATAGATCCCCTTTGTAACTTTGACCCACTTCGGCGGTTTGCCGTCCGGATACGTTACTTTGTTGGTGAACGCCACTGCGTCGATGAATCCAGACCCATTGCAGCAGTCGCATGTTTTTTTACTGGAAGCACTGCGGGAGTAATCCTCAAAGGCGTACTCTGCGAGGATCCGTATAACCCGGGGTTTTACGCTTGGCGAGAGCTTTCGCAACGCAGCAACCTTATCGCATTTTGTCAGCGCGTACTCAGCCAATAGTCCGATAGCCCGATCCCGGTCATTGTTGCTTATGCCCATCTTGCCCAGGAAAGCGCTATACCCCATAGCGGCACGTTCCTGGGTCATGCCCATTGCTGCCATGATGTCGGTGCCGGTCAGTGAATCTGAGGCGGTAGCACGCGGAGAATCGCTAATCAGCGTGGATTTTGCGAAGTGGTATTTCACTGTGTTTTCAAGATTCACGCTGCGGCCCTCTTTGGCTGTTTTGGTTTGGTCTGGTTCAGGTTGTGCTTTGCTACTGGCGGCATACTGGCGCGCTTAACGCTCTCAGTTTGGTACTGCATGAAGTGATCGAGGGTCATAGAGATTCCCCAATGATGATCTGCCCTTTCTCGCCCCATATTTTGGTGATGCGGCAATCCCATACGTGTGAATCATCCTCATAGAGGGCGTCCATTAGGGCTTTCAGCATATTGTCGCAGTCGGGCTTTGACTGATGTGGACGTCCTGCGTATTGCGCTCTCTTTTTATGACTCCAGCTTTGCGGCATAGGCATGACGAACGTGACGTGAGCGCCGGAATCTGGCAGGTGAATTTTGCGCAGACGAGCTTCATCACAGAACGCCCGGTAACGTATTACTTCCGGACGCTGCTTCCATTTATCAGCTCTGGTCATCCTGGGTTTGCCGATGGGCGTGATATCGTAGATTTTCATGATTTGATGAGTCCCTCTTTCCGCCAGATTTCCAGGGTGCGCATTACCCCCTCTGCGTGCATCAGGCGCAATTCGTCGTATGTGAAATCGGTGGTTTTGGTTCTGCCGTCAATTACGTCATGGCACCCGTTGCAGGCGATAGCCGCCTGAGTATCGTCAGGCTTGCACCCTGTGCCGCACGTACCCGCCAGGCGGTAATGCGCCAACACGCTGGTTTCCGGGTTGCCGTTGCAGTAACCAGGGATCCGCACTGTACATTCGCGACCTCGGGCCGCTTTGCGAAGGTTCGCCATACTCACCCCCACATCCTGTTGCGCCAGCGAGAGTCTGGCCGCGGCGGTTTTTTGTCCTCCACCAGCTGCGCGCTGACGGTCCATGTCATAAAGTCAGGGTTTAAGCTTCGTTCGACCTTTACGCCCCGCTGACGATATCTCGCTACCAATTCGTCGGCCTGCTGCGTTGTGCATTCGAGATGGTGAAACCATGAGTGTTTCATCGGCATCACCCCGCGAAGCTTAAAAGCTGGTTGGCGGCGTTCTCAGCTTCCTGCAGGCTGTTGAATGAACGAGAGAGGATCCACCGCCAGAGAACATCCAGCGATGCTTTGTACAGTTCCTGGAACTCGCATTCGTCCATGCTTGCGAAAGAAATGCTGCGAGGGTGTTTTTTCAGCGTGCCGTCCGGCAGCTGTATGGCGTCATAATGGCCGGCTTCAACGATGACCCACGCCCGGTAAGCATCGAAGGATTTGCAAATACTGATATAGCCGGATCGCTTCTCAGCTATCCGGTCGAGATATTGCCCGGCGGCATCAAGCAACGCCGATTCACTCCCGCCATATGCAGCAAGGTATTTGGCGTAACCTGTGATAAGCCTGCGCTCGTTAGACGAAATCGCCCCGCCGGTAGGTTCCCAATATTCAAAGCCGAGATTGAGTAAAGCAAAGTAACGGCGGTGAAACGCCGGATTGCGGACAAGCTTATAATCGGCTTCCAGAACGGATCCGAGCTTGCATTTTGATTGCAGAAAATCACTGGTCTCCGGCGTCGCGGGGATCAGGATACCTTGAGATTGTTTTATTAAGTGCAATTGCGCCATGGCTTCTCTCCGTGGCGCAGTAGGTAACGGTTGTTCAGGCCGTTGATTTCATATTATCAGAAGGTGGGAGAACTCGGTAGCCAAGTCGTTCCGCAAATTTCATAAATCCGTTTAGAGTAAAAATTTCTTCTTCAGGCAATAAAGGTCGCATTGAAATTATGCCATTAACCCTGTAAATCAGATGCCTTCCTTCGGCCGGGAAGCTACAAATAATGGCGCCATCTGATCTCCTGACAACATCGTACCAGGAATGATTAGTAGGAACCTCAATACCATCACTCACACTACCCCCTGAGCGACATACAGACGCAAAAAAAAAGTCCGGTGACAGCATCAAAGGGACACGCTTATTGCGATGCTTTGGGAAATGCCAGCCACCAAAAGGTGAATCAGTAAAACCAGTCGTCCGCGCTTTCCCACGTCTCTTGCAGAATTTGCTCAACGCGTTTTTTATCGCCATCAGCGCCGCCCAAAACGCTAAGGCCATCGTTGCTTGTGCGTCGAATGGTTAATTTGCAGTCATCATAAGACTGGGACAAGCGGCGCAGCAATTCTTGCTCAAGCGCAGGTATGGCGCCATCAGGGAGTTTTTTATGTTTATCAATTGTGACTTCAACTTTCATGGTTAGCACCTCACATGGATACTGTATAAATAAACAGTATACCGGTTGCATGAAATGTTCAACCCCTCTGCAGCACTTTTTGCTAACACCATGCTTATGTTTAGATTGATGTTTTTCCATATTAAAAAACCCGCCGAAGCGGGTTTTATCATGCTGCAATGTCTTTTTTCAGGCACATCTCCGGTAAATTAGCCCTCACCAGCGCCTCAGCAAAAGGCGGAGGAACCGCATTACCACAACGCGCAACCTGCTTGTCTTTAGCGCACTTCACACTGCAGAAATACATGTCAATTATGTACCGCTGGGAGAACCCAGATCCGCGTAGATTTTCAGTTTAATCAACTATAAAAAAGCCCTCTCCGCAGAGAAGGCTTTTCATTTTTTTGCCCGGAAAACGGATTGGATAACGCAGTAAACAAGACCACAGATATGAGGCATTGAGCATCCCGCGAAAATCGTCAGGGCTTCATCAGATAGCCCAAGAAGCCCAAGCCCCACGCAGACAAATACTGCATTTACTACAACAACCTGAACAATCATCACGATCAGAAGGGTTATTGCATACAAATCTTTAATCCGGATGTTTTTTACTTTGTGCGCCATGTGTCCCCACTTGGCGCCGGGGTAAAGTTGTCAGTTGTCCAGACTGACTAAGTAATTATCGCCCTTCCCGGGGATAAAAGCAAAATGAGCATATACGAGAAAAACCTCTCCGGAGAGGGGTTTGATTTCAACTGAAGGCTTTGCGTTCTGCGGGGGATTTAGGCATCACTAACCTCCTGCGGGGCGGCTGGCAGCGGCATCCAGTGGGTTACGCTGGTAGGAATGACGTTATCAATTGGCTCGTCGCTTCCGCTCCATGAAATATCCTGCAGCCATAATTGACCGTTGAAGGTTGCATGAATTGGCTCATCTTTAACCGGGAAGCATAAGACCTTAACGCCAACTTCCGGCATCCGCTCGCTTACCGGAATCCATTTACCCGGCACGGTAGCGGGTTCACTGCCGGGTGACTGCGGGGAGTCGTAGACCGGCATAACATCATCATGACCCTTGTTACTTTCATCAGTCAGAGACCAGAACAGCCGTCCTGCTGGATGCTTGAAGATGTACGCCACCGGCTCGCTGTCCATTGCGGCCAGCGCCATTCTGGCTAGATAAGATGCCTCACCGCACTGCACATGATCGGTTTCAATAATTTCGAGTAACTGCTCTCTGGTTATGGTTGATTTGGTCATTGTCTGGCTCCCCGTCCAAGTTCTGCGCAAATAAATCCTGCTATAATCGCGCCGCAGTGCCCGGCAATAAGCGCCCAAACAGGAACGTCAATCTTTGCCGCTACCATGCTTATCGGCGTAGCTCCCAAGCCGATGAATGCAATAGTGAGATAAATTTTCCAACGTTCCGCCATCATTCAGCCTCCACCTTGATGCCAGCGGCGGTAAGCGCATCTTTGCATTTTTCGATAGCTGCATACGCTGATAGATGGTCATCGAAATCAGTTGGATGTGGCAACTTCACGGTGCGGGCCTCCAGGACTTCTGCCGGCTTAGTGCTCCAGCCGTGCCACCACATGAAGGCGCAATAAGCGGCAACGTCGCGCGGGTCACCTTTGGCGATATGCTGGTGAAAGTGCGCCTGGCATTGATTTGACCACCCATCCTGTTTCCAGTCTGTGTCATAGCCATATTTTAATTGGGCCTTGTACAGCTTCTCTGCTAGGGCGGTGCAGAAGTCGGTAACCAGCTTCTGCGTATCCGCGTGAAGTCCTAATGGCATAATCGGCGACTGCTGCGCCTTCTCCAGCGCCTCTACCAGCGCGAGAACGTTGGCAGGGTTAGCCAGGGCGATGAACATAGCATCATGCGGGCGCTCTTTGCTGATGAGCTCACACACCATAATTTCATCGTGATGGCCTCCGCCAATACCACAACGACCGTCGTGGTATTGGAATGCTCTCCAGTTCCCCTGAGTGGCCTTCTCTGCTGCCGCTTTCAGGCTCTGCGCCAGTTCGGTGATATCAGTCATGGCTGGCCTCCCCAAGCACCCAACGGAGTGCGCTCGCATATTCACCCTCGGCAGATTCAAGGGCTTTTGTGATTTCTTTGCGGGTTTTCAGGCGAGGCTTTGCCTCACCGAGGATCTGACGCTGACGCCGGGCTTTTTCATGGCCGGTTGTGCCAGCAGTTGCCGCTTCGATTTCAGAGACCTTCTCCCGCTGCTCCTCGGGTTTAAGCGATGCCAACTGACGCGCCTGGGTAACGGTGACTGTGCCAGCCTCCACAGCTTCCCTGACGGCCTGAGTAGCATCGAGGAGGGATAGCGTTGCTCGAACGGTCTGAACGCTGCAGCCAAACAACACCGCAATGTCGTCCTCATCGAGCCCGCGGTCGAGCGCGTCTGACATTTTTTTAGCCCGGCCAAGCGGCGTATCAGGTCGGCGAATTTCGTTTTCGCTGACCATGTATTTAGCCATCTGATTTGCTGATCCGCGCTTAACGACCCCAGGAACAAGCAGTGGGTCTTTGCCTTCTTTCAGACGGAGTTTATTTGCCTCAAGGGTATGTTTAACGCGCTGACGGCCAACAACTACGCAGGTGAGCCCCAATTCGGGGTCTTTCCAGACGATAATCGGCTCCAGTACACCCAGCTCCGCAATGTTCAGTACCATCCCTTCCTCGATAGGCAGGTGTACACGCTCATCGTAAAGTGGGTGGGTCTTATCGGTGACCAGGTGCAGGTTTTCAGGCTCGAAATTGAGCACGTTTGTTTTTCCGCTGGCACCATATACATCGATTGAATTCTTAGCCATGAATAGCCTCCTGAACATCTAAAACTCGCTGAAAAACAGGACTGCCAAGCAGGCTGTAATTCATCCCAACAGCAACTTTCGGCACCAGGCCAAAACGCTTCATGTCAAAGTCGATGACGGCCCGCTGGTCGCGGAACAGCCCCAAACGACCATGCCGGACAACCTCGCCAGTCGCTTCTGCTTCGGAAAAATACCGCTGGACAGTAGCGCGGCTCAGCCCCAGTTTTTTCATTGCCTCGGTGGTCGTAAGGCGCCCCTGATGCCTGGTGATCCGAATCACTGCGCGGACATACTCCCGGCGCTCAACAGCAGAAAATGCTCTAGCCATGTTTTCCTCACTTAACGACGCGCAGATGGCGGACGTTTTTGCGATAACTATCCCAGTCGAAGTTCACCCACATGCCGCCGTCCATCTGGAGACGGTCGAGAATGCGTGCGCCGAGGGTGTCCGTCAGAGATTCGTAGTTCAGGTTCGTCAGGATGCCGACCGGGCGCATCGACGACAGGCGGCGATCGATAACCTGGTTCAGAATGACCTTTTCGCCGCTGCTGCCGCGCTGAATGCCTACTTCGTCCAGGATGAGCAGATCTACCCGGCAAAGGTCGTCCAGAAGCGAAGCCTCTGACTGCCCGTCGTCGTAGCACTCGCGAACACGTAGCATCAGGTCAGGAATAGTCACCACCAGCACAGAGCGACCACCAGCCAGCAGGTGATTTCCGATTGCGGCCGCCAGATGGTTTTTCCCGGTTCCCGGCGCTCCGCTGAATACGAAACTGGCGAACCCTGAACCGAAGTTCTGTGCGTAACTTTTCGCCATCGTGAGCGCCCGGCGCTGGCCATCTCCTGCCACCTGGTAATTTGCGAACGTGCAGCTCCGATGCAGATCTTGAATTCCCGCTCGTCCGAATATTTTTTCAGCACGGGTACGCTGGTTTTGTTTTTCCAGTTCTTCGCAGCGTTTGCGCCCTTCCTCGGCCTGCCAGGTTCTCCACTCCTCTACACTGCCAAACTTAGGCTCTACACCCGGAGGGATGAGTTTTTTCAGCCGCTCCAGCGCACTACCAGTACCAATCATATTTTTCATCACTACCCCCTGAACCCACTCGGAATTAATTTATCTGGCTGGGATATTGAGTTCGGATCCCGTTTACCGGTTGGTACTTCGAAGCTCCACAACTCCTCGTAGTGCTTTGAGGGACCGAAAAACGTTGACGCTTGTTTCACGTACTCAGTGTTGAGTTTTCCGGCAGCAGTGACGTAATCCGCATATCGTCGAACACCATCGGTAAGCTCCTGCGCTGTTGCGCCTGATTTAATTCGGGCAGTCCAGGCTTTGAACGCATCGACCTTGCTATTGCCTCCTGCGCGCTTTGGGTATTCCCTCCAGGCCAGTTCAAATTCCTCCGGGTAACTGCTTTTCGGCTTTTCAGATGGAGCTTCATCGGAGGATCCACCATCTGGGGGGGTGGCGGAGCCATGCCCCGAAAGATCTTTATCTTGTTCTTGTTCCTGTTCCTGTTCCTGATCTTGGCTTCGAAGCCCCTTCGAAGCCCCTTCTGGCGTTGGGCACGATTCGCGTTTGACATTCAGATGAAAATCATCCTTATAACGCTCGTAAAATAATGAAAGAAAAGGGTTTTCTGTAAGTGACGCATACTCACTCCTGACCCCCGCACAACGGTTGTCACCTGGCTTTAATGCCTTGCCTACCTGGTAGGCGGCCATTTCATGCACCCAGACCATCTCTGTGTCCTCGTCATAGCTACAAAACCCCGCTTCGATGGTGCTTTTAAGCCCCTTCGAAGCCCCTTCTAATCCCAGCCCTGTTTCATGGGCGATATAGAGAATTGGCAGGTAATACAAACCGAGCATGTTTGCGTGTGGCGAGGTCATGAGATAAAACGAGACCACCTGCGCTTCAGCGCCTTTTTTCCGCAGTTCCCGACCTGTTTTCCCCAGCCAGAATTGCGGTGCGACTGTTGCATAGTCACGCATAGATACCCCTGAACTTATGACGTTGGTTTATCGGTCTTGTCTGCGTGTTGAAAGACAATATCAACACACTGAAAGACACATTTTTGACAGATGGATACGCCGGGGCCGGCAATGAGAACGCCTGCAACCTCAATATTTCTCGCTCCGCAAAAGGAGCATTTATGGGTCGCTTGGGCGTTTACCTCAGTCTTTGTTCCTGACATACTTACCTCGCAATTACCTCTTCGTTTTTGCACCAGAAAGCCGTTGGTGTTACAGCACCGCGGCTTTCGCCTTTTTGATACCCGACATTACAAAACCCCCAGCATTGAAGTGACGATGGCCATCAGTGGCGCCGTTAGTTCTGGGTCAACCCGGAACATCTCGACAATTCCCTCGCTCAGTTCTTTCAGCTTTTGATGACGTGGAGCTCCCATGGCAACGGCAACCTTCGCTTCGCTGGTCTCTTTCTCCAGCCGTGCCAGTCGGGACATGAAATTGTCTTCAGGCAACAGGCGGTGGCGAAATTCCAACGGGAGGACGGCCATGATGGCTGGCGTCAGAAGACGCACATTCGCGCGATACTTTTCAGAATCGACCTCGTTATCCAGGTAACGGAAAAGCTTCTGGCGGGCGCGGCTGATGTCCGCGGGAAATTCAATTTCTTGCCCGCCCTGCTGGCGCCACTCATCGATGATGTATGCCGAAACAACATCCTGACCTTCAGCAGCGGCCCAGGCGCGAACGGCAGAACGAATGCCGTCGTGATCTGCCACTTTCGCCTGATTTCGCTTTATCAGAGCGCCGGGGTTGAATCCGGTATTTTGTTGAAAGGAAAGTGTTTGCATGGTCATCCCACCAGATTTTGTGAAGACAAACCGTCGTTTGGATTTGGGTAAAGATCTGGGCGAAGTTCATGCGGAGTAACGCCGGTTACCCGGAAGATCTGGAAAACCCGAGACTGAGGAACGGCTCCCCCATGGCGATGCTTCCAATGGCTAATCGTCATAGATGAGACGTCCAGTTTTTCTGCTAGCTTCGTTGCGTCACCAGCGATCTGTATGGCTTTTTCTAATGCGTTCATAAACCACTCCATTAAAGTTACAGAGGGGATTAAACATTATGTTTATTTTAATGTCAACTTTATGAATGTTGAGCCGGTAAACATTTAGTTTAAAATCGTGATATATGAGAAAAAATACGCACCAGTCCGACAACCCACAGGTCCAAAGGCTCAATGAAATAATTGAGATGAAGCGCATATCCAAAGCGGATATAGCGAGAATTTGTGGTGTAAGTTCGCAATCGGTTAACAACTGGTTTGTGCGGGGAGCGATTGGAAAGAGCTCTGCCATAAAGCTCGCTGATGCTCTTGGCGTAAGCCTTGAGTGGGTTTTAGGTCAGGACGTCGATGCAAATGATGGTTTACGCCCGGACGAGAAACGGTTGCTGGAACTCTATAACCAACTCCCCAACGAAGAAGAGCAACAGAACATGCTGCGGATCGTATCTCTGCGTCTCAAAGAGCTCGATGAGCTGTATGCGAAGTACATGGGGCGGCGGGTTAAGGGCGATACGGAGTAACTACCCTGGTTAGGCTTCGCTCGACCACACATTTCGAAACCTAACACACTCTCTCCTCCCAGCTTACACACATGAAGTATGAGGGGATAACTTGGCTATGCTCGCCATGAGAGGCTGGGATAGAAAAAGATAATAACATCATAATGTTACTTTAATTTCATGAGGTTTATATGTCTTCTTTGTGGGGTAAAAAGCAAATGGCAGAAGAACAAGATCCAAGCAATAGCGAGCCAGACCCGGAACAAGGGAGTTTATTTGAATTAGAATTCAATGAATATACTCCGTCAAACTTGGGTACAGTGCATCTTTCTGGCTTTGCTATTGCCACTGATGAGATGGAGTATGCGGTTAAAAGCATGAAAGCCGCACCTCCTTTCCCTGTACAAAACCCCACTCAAGTACCTGCTGCAGAGTGGTTTTGCACAAATTTGGCTGAAAGATGTGGGATTGCAACACCTGTTTGTAAGATTCTTAAGTGTATCGCTGATGGCGAGTATGTATTTGGCTCTCGTATTGAGTTTTCTGCATGGAAGTCAGGACTTAACGGCCCGCAATGGATCAATTTGCTGGCGAACGCCTCTGAGTCATTGAAAAAACAGCTATGGGCAATTTATGCTTTTGACCAATTCGTGTACAACATTGATCGCCATCTCAATAATTACCTTTACATGGAAAATACGCGCGGTCACATCATAGTAAAAACGTTCGATTTTAGCTTGAGCTCTTTTGTTATCGGTTGGCCACGTAGCACCCCGCACACACTCCCCACAGATTCAAGCACATCAACAAACTGGTCTATAGCTAAGCAATTTGTCGGCGATACACCAGAATTAAGAATGTGCGCATTGTCAGTACTTGACAAGATTGAGAAAATTGGAGTTGCTACCATCTCTGATATACTGGAATCTATGCCTGTCGCATGGATGCCACCAATGCATAAAGAATATTTTTTGAAATGGTGGGATAGTGAAGAAAGGATTGAGCGAATAAACGCTATAAGACTGGAGATAACCTCTTGAAAACTTTCAAATACAGCTTAATCAGAGTTACGCCGAATCTTGAGAAAGGTGAAACGATTAACGTTGGCTTGATCGTTTACCATGACTCCGACATAGACGTACGCATGCTTAATTCAGTTTCAAAGCTTAAAGCAATTGATAAAGGTCTTTCACAAAATTACTTGGAAGATCTTTCAAGCTCACTTTTTGATTTGTCACACAAAATTAACGACGTTGAACTTCTTCCGTGCCTTTTTAAGGGATCGTTATCATTATCTTCTTTTGGTATGTTTACCATTCCAAGTAATGATAATTACGAAACAAAAATTAATGATTTGATGAACAGGTTAGTAAATCCACAGAAGCAATCTCACAAGCAACTGAAAAGAAAAGTTTTCTTTGAAATAAAGTCAACCTTCATGCAGCACGGAATCTTTAGCAAATACTCTGAAGACCTTTATCAGCACAAGATTGTTGCTAACTATCCTATAAGCGATGACGAAGGCTTAGTTGCCGATTTCTTGCTAAAGAATGGCAAATATCATCTTACAGAAACTTTAGATTTCCGTTCAGAAAATATTAAAAAACAAATGGGTGAGGCTGCTGTTAGTGCTTTAACAATCTCAAAAGCATGTGAAATTTACAAACATAATATCGACTCATTTGTTATTTATGCAGCTGAAACTACAGCACAAGAAAAAACCGCAAAACAGCAAATAAATCTTCTTGAAAAACATGCAGATAATCTTATAAATGTGTACAGTAAAGAAGATATGAATTTTTATTATGAAAAGATGTTAAACGCTGCGTCAATGCTCCAGTAATTTAGTTTATGAATCCAACCCGGCCACCATGCCGGGTTTTTAATGCCCCTATTCTTTTGGTAGCGACAGAACGTCAAGGGCCAATACCACAGCCAGATCGACATGGTCTTCCTGCCACAACACTTGAATCATCTCTATCAGCGCCTCTCTTGACGGCTCTTGCTTCTCAACCAGTAGCTGCATAACCGCTACCCCGATAACCTGCGCTATTTGCGGGTGCATCTCTGCGAAAAACTCATCCTCATACCGCATACCATTAGCCCTCATAGATGTTTTTAAAACCAAAGAATAGACCCATAAACATACTCCCTGCACTAACCCACCTCTCGTTATAAACTTTTTGTTTACGCTTAATTACTCATAATGTTGACACAGCATTAAACATTGTGTTTAATTAACTCCAGCAACACCCCACCAAGGCAGGACGCCCACGAAGTAGCTGCCGGCGGCATACGAAACACCGGAAGAGGTGGGGAGATCAACGCGCAGTAGGTTTAAACGTTCCGCTGGCCGGCGACAAGGCAGAGGTTGAAATGAGCAAGCACGGCATCAGAGCCCTGGTCATTTCGGCAGTAATTGGGCTCTTCATCTGGATAGCGCTTTTCAGCGTACTAAGGGAGATATTTCTATGAATGATTTCGCACGCAAACCCGCTCGTCAGCAGGCTGTTCGTTTAAGTCCGCTGTCAGCTTTCATCCGCCGGGTGTGCTACATGCTCGCGCAAAAAGGAGCCCCTTCATGAGCACGATGTTTGCCCTGGTTCTCACCGTTAGCATGCTGACGGGCGGTAATCAGGATGTGCTGCTCGGCGTTTACGACACTGAGAATGACTGCAAGGCAGCCGCAGAAGAGCAACACGTGAAAGCTGAATGCTATCCACTGAAAGGCGTACTGGACGAGCATCCGGCCGGGTTCACGGTGCAAATGTAGGGGGAAGAATGCAGAAGAAATGCGGTTACTGCCGTAAAGCGATCGAGGGAAAACCAGTGGTGAGCACTCTGTTGTACCTCCAGGGGAACCAGCTCGCACGGAAAGAAAAAGAGTACTGCTCTGAACGTTGCGCCTCTCACGACCAGATGGCGCACGAGGGCTAACGTAAACCCGCCGAAGCGGGCTGTACGTCCGGTGCCACCGACCAAAGTTACACCGGAAATTACCAAAACCAATGACCACCCTGAATGGGCGCTACCAATGGCCCGGGGGATTCTACATCCAAAATAGAGGCTATCACATGGAATATTTTTATCTGATAAAAGCGACTCAAAAATCGGGTAAAGCTGATGCCGTAATCTGGCGCACTAATAAATCAGAAGCCCGCGCCCTTCTGCAGCTGGACGTCGATCTGGAAGACGCCGGGATCGAAACAGGCCGCGGCAAAGACTATCAAAAACCAATTCGCACCGATTTCCCGGTATTCAATGACCTGCCGGCGGAAGGTGTTCTCGATTACTCATGGTGCGAACGCTACCAGCTCGGCGACGATGGTCGCACCTGGGCTCTGAAACCAGGTCAGGTGCCTGCGGATCATAACATTGATGATGCCGGAGTAACCTCTGAGGCCGTTACTGGCGAGCTGGTTGATGCCAATACTAATGGCGACGCGGCACAAGGTGAGACCGTGGAAACTTTCGGTAGTGACGAATACCAGGACGATTCCAGCGCGCTTTTTAACGTGGCCGAGCTCCCCTTTCGCGCTCAGCTGCTGGCGCAGTACATGGCCGAAGAACGTCACGTTTATCATATCAGCATGCCTCACCGGCAGGAGCTGTCAGCTCTTGAAATGGACACTGATAACGCAGCCGTCCAGGATCTGATTCTGGCCGCCGAGAATGTCCCTGAAATCAAAAAATACGATATGCCGGCGCTCTGGAAATTCACCAGCGCCAATAAAAAAGTCTTCCCGGAAGGGAAACGGCATGAGCTCGGTAAGCGTATCCAGTTTGCAAAGCTGTGGTTCGCCACGAACGCGATCGACCGCGGCATTCTCACCAGGGAATGGGCTGCCGGTAACTGCATTTCTTCGGTTTTGAAAACCGATGCAGGTACGAATGCTGGCGGCGGTAATAAAACCGATCGTAACCCTGACTACACCCATACCCTTGATACGCTCGATGTAGAAATAGCCCTGGCCACAATGCCAATGGATTTCGATATCTACAATTTCCCGGCATCAATTCACCGCCGGGCCAAAGAGATCGTTCAGAAGAAAGAAAGTCCGTTCAAGGAATGGTCTGCAGCGCTGCGCAAGGTCGCAGGCATCCTGGATTATTCACGCGCAGCCATTTTTGCCCTTATTCGTGGCGCCACCAGCGATATTCATCATTTCCCGGTAAGTCTGCAGACCTATATCAATGCGAACCTGACTGAGCATAAGCATGACACCCCTCCTGCTGAGACGCTTGAGAAAGCTGGTCATGTTTCATCTGCCGCTGTCACTCTGGACGCTGTGAAAAAGGATATCGATGGAGATGAAGGTGTGCCTGACCTGGAAACTCTCCCAACTGACTTTCAGGAAATTGGCACCGAACTGGTGAAAGAAGCTCAAAAGAAACGTCCTGACGCTAGTCAGGTTCTGGCCGCCGAACGTGGTGAATATGTCGAAGGCATCAGTGACCCCTCGGATCCGAAGTGGATAACCGAAGACCTGACCACGCCCAAACAGCCTGAAGTTTCAAACATGGGCAATGGTGTTTTTTCGATTGATGGTCTGATGGATAGCCAGACAGCACCAGCACCAGCACCAGCGCTTTCTATCGTGGACCAGGCGCGCCAGCGCGCTGCAGAAGAAAAATTACATCCAGCTAATTCCGGGGAAACCACCAGCGATGTGCAGATGGAAACGGCTCAGCCGGTCGAAGACGAAAATGATAATGCGGTATCAGCAGGCGAAGGCGCTGATGAGCCTCCTGCGCAAACAACTGCCGTGAACATGAGCAAAATACTGGCTGAACGCTGCCCGGATCTTACCGCCGAAGTACTGAAAAGCCAGGTTTCCGAGAGTGCTCATAGCGATGAAGAGGAAGAGGCTGAACAAGCAGCGCCAGCATGGCCGGAGTATTTCGAGCCTGGTCGATATGAAGGCGTGCCAAATGAGGTCTACCACGCCGCTAACGGCATCAGCTCCACGATGGTTAAAGATGCGCGGGTATCGCTGATGTATTTCGAGGCGCGCCACGTATCCAAAACCATCCAGAAGGTACGCTCCCCTGTTCTGGATATGGGAAATCTGGTGCATGCACTGGCGCTGCAGCCTGATCAGCTGGAAAAAGAATTCAGTATCGAGCCGGAAATCCCGGAAGGCACCTTCACCACGACTGCGACGATCCGCGCATTTATCGACGAGTACAACGCCGGGCTTCCGCCGCTGTTGAGTGCTGACGATATCAAGGCGCAGTTGGAGGCGCACAACGCCACCCTGCCCGCTCCTGTACCTCTGGGCGGCGACAAAGATGCAATTGGCATTGCGTATCTGGAATTACCTGACGAGTTCAAGCGAATCGTTGGTGACGATAAAAACTTTACCGCGTCAGCAATGAAGGCCTGCATCAAAGAATACAACGCCACCCTGCCAGCGCCTGTTAAAACCAGCGGAAGTCGTGATTCCATGCTGGAGCAACTGGCGATTATCAATCCTGACATGGTTGCTCAGGAAGCGCAGAAGGCGCAGCCGCTGAAAGTATCAGGTACTAAGGCGGATCTGATTCAGGCCGTGAAATCGGTTAAGCCGGATGCCGTATTTGCCGATGAGCTGCTGGATGCATGGCGCGAGAACCCTGAAGGAAAAGTGCTGGTTACCCGCCAGCAGCTGGCTACGGCACTGGCCATTCAGAAAGCACTGTTGAATCACCCTACCGCCGGCAAGTTGTTGACGCACCCGAGCCGTGCCGTCGAGGTGAGTTATTTCGGCATTGATGAGGAAACCGGGCTGGAAGTTCGTGTGCGTCCTGACCTTGAGATAGACATGGGCGGCCTGCGCATCGGTGCGGACCTGAAAACCATCAGCATGTGGAACATCAAGCAGGAAGGCCTGCGCGCCAAATTGCACCGGGAAATCATCGAGCGCGATTACCACCTGAGCGCGGCTATGTACTGCGAAACCGCAGCCCTTGACCAGTTCTTCTGGATATTCGTTAACAAAGACGAGAACTACCACTGGATCGCCATCATCGAGGCATCCGAAGAACTGCTGGAACTCGGCATGCTGGAATATCGCAAAGCAATGCGTGCCATCGCTAACGGTTTCGATACTGGCGAATGGCCGGCGCCGATTACCGAAGACTACACCGAAGAACTTAACGATTTTGATATGCGCCGTCTCGAAGCGCTGCGCGTACAGGCATAAGGGGGAACAGTCATGGAAAACACTAACATTGTTACAGCCGAACAGCAGGCACCAAACACCATTTCAGCTAGCAACGCGATCTTTAACGTTCAGGCTCTCGGTCAGTTAACTGCTTTCGCAAACCTTATGGCTGATTCACAAGTGACAGTGCCAGCTCACCTTGCAGGTAAGCCAGCCGATTGCATGGCCATCGTTATGCAGGCTATGCAGTGGGGCATGAATCCCTATGCAGTCGCGCAAAAAACGCATCTGGTAAACGGCGTGCTCGGATATGAAGCCCAGCTCGTCAACGCGGTAATAGCCAGTTCCAGCGCTATTAACGGTCGATTTCATTATCGCTACGGCGGCAACTGGGAACGTTGCACAAGGACGCAGGAAATTACCAGGGAAAAACACGGTAAAAATGGGAAATACAGCGTTACAGAACGGGTGCGCGGCTGGACTGATGAAGACGAAATCGGGTTATTCGTCCAGGTCGGCGCGATTCTGCGCGGTGAATCAGAAATCACCTGGGGGGAGCCACTTTATCTCTCTGGAGTCGTCACACGTAATTCTCCTTTGTGGGTTTCTAACCCGAAACAGCAGATCGCTTATCTGGGCGTCAAATACTGGGCACGGCTGTATTGCCCGGAAGTCATCCTGGGTGTTTACAGCCCGGATGAAGTTGAACAAAGGACCGAGCGAGAAATAAACCCGGCGCCGGCGCAAAGAATGTCTGTCGCAGAGATCACCAGCGGAACAGACATCACCACCAGCGCGCAGGATTCAGCTCTCAATATTGATTCCCTGGCAGATGATTTCCGTGACCGCATTGAGCGCGCCGAATCGGTCGATGCAGCAAAAGCCATCAGGGCGGATCTGGATAAAGAGAAAGCTGTGTTGGGCACTGTTCTTTTCACCGAACTGAAAGGTAAAGCCGTGCAGCGTTATTTCATGGTAGACGCCCGAAACAAAGTTGAGGCCGCCATAAATTCACTCCCTAACCCGGGGGATCCGGAAGCAGAAGCATTATTCGCGAAGGCAGAAAGCACCTTGACCTCATCGCGCCGCCACCTCGGTGATGAACTGTATGACCAGTTCCGCATCACCCTGGACGACATGAAACCGGAATACGTGGGCTAAGGGAGGCGGGAGGGTTCGCCCTCCCGGTAACGATATGAGCAAATCACTGAATGCACGTTGCATCCGTCGCTGGGAAGTTGAGTTCAAAGGGCGCTGCGATTCAAAATTTAGCACTGTCTGGCGTAAGCGCGATCTGCGTGGGTATATCCGCGAAGCTGCACTCACCACGGCTTACTGCATGGTTGAACGAATGGCAGAAGATAACGCCCGAGCTGATTTTGGTATTAAGGGTTGGTCGTCGGTTTTCTCAGACTGGTACGACGAACGTCGGGAGCACTATCGCAAAGACGCAAAGCTCATTCTTGATGCGTTTGCCTGCAACGAAGCTATTGATGAAGAAATTCAGAACGAGCTGGAGGCCTGGAATGACTGATATCGCCACCTTCACTAATGAGCAATTAATCGCCGTGTGCCGTGCTGACGTGGCGGAAATGTCGAAGTTTTTAAAAGAGGGTGAATTCAGCAATCCGTCCCGCGCAGCCATGTATTTGCGTATTACTGAAATCGCATTGGCTGCGCTGATGGGGGAGTTCTCATTTGCTCGCAACCAGGTACGCCGCGAGCACGCCGAGTGGTCACAGTCCACCTTCGGGAATGTCGGCCCGATCGGCCCACTGAAGCACCTACGAAGAGAAGTGCTGGAAACCATCGCTAAGCCGCATGATCTGATTGAGTGGGCTGATATGCAATTCCTGTTGTGGAATGCGCAACGCCGTGCCGGTATCACTGACGAGCAGATTACCCAGGCGATGATCGATAAGCTCGCGGTAAATAAGGCGCGCCAGTGGCCCGAGCCAAAGGACGGGGAACCTCGGATGCATTTACGAAGCGAAGACGAATCACTCAACGCCAGGCGCCGCCGTAATCGTGAATCTAATGCGCGCGCTCGCGAACGTGAAACGCCCGCACAACGCAAAGCCAGACTGGAGAAAAACAGATTGAGAATGGCTCTTCGTCGTAAGGGAGGTGCCAAATGAGCCTGAAACACCGCCTTCCCGAACTGGAAGCCAGCATCGACCCGGCAGCATTGCGCGCAGCCGCCGACGAATATTCGGATCTGCTTCTGACTTTGTGTTTATGCATGAAGATGGCCGGCCCCACCCGGGCGAACATGCGCGCCTGCGCCAGCGAGCTTAAAAAACGCCTGACAACCTGGCACAGCCATAAAGAGCTCAATGCAATTCTGTCCAGTTGGGATCCCGTTGGCTATGTTCTCGGCCTCCGCCGGGAAGCGAACGACAACGCGCGCGCAGCTGGCGATCCGGTTGATGTCTTTGTGTGAGGTGAATATGCGACTGATTAACCGAAGCAAACAATCACCGCTGGGCCGCCAGGCGTGCGATGCGGCACTGGCAAAACACGTTGAGCTTTATGGCGATTATGGCCGGCAGAAAATGAAGCGGACCTATACCGTCGTGGTACAGGGCACAAAAATCACAGTTGAGGTGGTTAACCGACGCTGCAGTTACGTGGCTACTGCTATGAATTGCGCACGTAGACTGCGCGCACTGGCTGGGCAAGTTTCCTGATAATGATACGGCCCCGAAGGGGCCAATGGAGATAATGATGAGCAATGAACTCGAATTGATGAAAACGCGCGATATCTGCGAACAACTCTGCATTACACCGAGAACACTGGATCGCTATCGCAAGCGTAAAAAGAGCGAAAACCCCTTCCCTGATCCAGACTGTTCATATATGGGCGGCCCAAACAAATGGCTGAAAAGCAAAGTAGTCGCCTGGCAGCAAAAAGAGATGGTTAGGAAAACCAGACGGCCAATGTCACATCTGAATCTGCCCCGCGATAACAAAGGTCGCCTTATCCGGCCTGACGCGGCGTGAACTCCAGTACATCGGGCTCGATGATGCTCATCAGTCGGGCCCACCACTTGCCATATGCCTCTCTCATTTCTTCTATATACGTATGCTTGTCATATACAGACCATACGCCGGGCAGTTTATGCCCCAGCATTATCTCAGCAATATGCGGCTCGGTAAGCTCAGAAAAGTTTGTGCGCGCAGTTCTGCGCAGATCGTGAATCGTGAAGTGGGGCACTTGCTCGTTATAAGCTTTCAGCATGAACTTAACCAGGTTGCTGCTGATGCTCATATGGAAGCCTTCACTCATCGGCTTATCTTCGTACTTAGAGAAAACGAAGCGACCAGGTGCAAGATCAATGGCCCGTTTTATCAATGGTAGCATTTCTGGAATTATCGGTCGAAGTATCGGTTTTTTACTCTTCCGCCCGGTTTTGTGGTTTTCCCATGGAACGGTCCAAATACCCTCTTCAAAATCGAAATGCGATACTTCGGCCTGCCTCAGTTCGCCGACCCTGCATGCCCATAGCAGAGAGAGTTTATAAAGTATCTTGTTTCGTTCCATCAGGCGCGAGTCCTCAATAGCTCGCCATACTATCGCCAGTTCTTTTCTATCAAGGGTGCGCTCCCCCATCTGCTTCTGGATCCCGAAATCGCGGCCAGACATTTCAGACAGAGGGTTGGTCTCAAGTAGTTGACGTTTAACCGCCCATGAATAGCACTGCCGGCCATTGCTGATTACCCGGCGGGTGATCTCACTATAACCCTGCGCCAGTCTGTCCAGAACCGTAAGCCAGTTATGTAGCGTCAGCTGGTGTGCCGGGTATTTACCTAGTTTAGGGAAAACGTGAAGTTCGAACGTCCGCAGGATCTGCCCTGCTGTTTCTTTCTGGATACAAACCATGGCGTGCCATTCGCGGAAAAGTTCCTCGAATGTGTACTGGCTGTTTATTTTTGCTTTATCGAGGCTTTGCCTGATTCGAGGATTTTCCCCGCGGGCAAGAATCGCAGCCCATTTGGCTACTTCATCGCGCGCGGCCTTTAAACCGAACTCAGGATAACTGCCGATCGTCATCTTGTCCTGCTTCCCCAGAAAGCGGAAACGGTAAAAAAAGGTGACGGCGCCCTTTTTAGAAATGCGCACCCAAAGGCCGTCCCGGTCAGCCTTCTCTTCTACCTTGTCTCGTTCGCGCCCGAGGCACGACTTTAGATAACTATCTGAAATAGCCAT